CCTCGCGCGACAACCTCGTGATCATCGCGAAGGTGTCCGCCGACTTCCCCGCGATCGGCGACATCCCCGGCCTGACCGCCGCCCTGGCCGGCAAGGCGGACGACGCCGACGTCGCGGCGCTGGACGCGCGGCTCGACGTCGTCGAGTCCGACCTGTCCGACGCACAGGACGCGATCACGGCACTCCAGGCCGAGGACACCGCCCTGGACGCCCGGCTGGACACGGCCGAATCCACCCTGACCACGATGAACGACAGGGTCTACGCGACCGAGCTGAATCCGTTCCGGTCCGATCGCGACCTGTACACCGACGCGCTGTCGACCATGAACCGGGAGGACGCGCAGGACGCCATCACCCTGGTCAACGGAACGATCTACGCCGTCAGACTCTTCGGCAGGCCCGCACTGACCGCCGCCAGCGTCCGCATGGTGACGGCCGTGGCCGGCACGGTCGGCACGGCCACCGTCGGACTGTACGCGGGCAGTGCCACCACCGCGCTGACGCAGGTTCGCTCCGGCTCGATCGGCCTGACCTCCCTGGGGCGGGTCACGCACACGCTGAGCAGCACCTACACATCGAGCGCGCTCACGCAGTTCGTGGTCGCGCTGCTTCCGCTGGCCTACACCGTCGCGCCGCAGATGGGCGGCAAGGCGGGGATCGTCCACTCGTCGATGATCAACCCGTCCACCGCGTTGGCCACCTCGGTCACCAAGGCCGGTCAGACCGTGCTGCCCGCGTCGATCGACCTCACCGATGGCTCGTGGACGACCGGCGTCACCTCCAAGATGTGGATCGCGCTCGGCTGAGACCCCCGCTCCCCCGCCACCCGACGAAAGGCAACGGCATGCTCCCGCTCGACCCCCTGTGGACTTTCCGGCGCGCCTGGTCCCAGCGCCACATCAAGCGCGTCACCATCGCGTGCGTCGGCTCGTCCACCACCCACGGCACCGGCGCGACCACCCTCGAACGCGCCTGGGTGAACCACCTGGCGCGGCGGCTCGGCTCCCGGTCGCGGACCTACCTGCCCCATCACCCGGGCTGGACGACGGTCGGCGCGGTGGCCCCGGTGGAGGGCGGACTGTCGCTGCGCTCGGTCCAGCTCGCGCCCGGCGCGTCCCTGACACGGTCGACGACCTCCTGCAACGTCTTGCAGGTGCTCTACCGCAAGCGCGGCGGTGCGTTCACCGTCTCCGTGGACGGGTCCGCCGTGACCACCATGTACCCGCCCGCGACATCGGGCGAGCACTACGACGGGATCGCGGTCGTCGGCTCGCTGCCCCTGGGCGCGCACACCGTGACGATCACCGCGAGCGGGGCCACGCCGGTGACGATCAGCGGTCTGTGTGTCGTCGACACCACCCACGAGAACGGCGTGGACGTCGTGAACGCGGGACTCGGGGGGACCTACAGCGCGTCGTACTCGACGCCCGCGCTCGCGATGCGGGCCCACAACCACGCGTTGGGAGCGCACGACCCGGAACTGTTGATCATGATGATCGGCAGCAACGACTACGCACTCGGGACCGACCCCGGCATCTACCACGACCGGATGCGCGCGGCCGTGCTCGCAGCCCGGTCCGCCTGCCCCCGTGACATGCCGGTGCTGCTCGTGCACGGTCACAAACGCTTCGACGTCACACCCGTCCACCCGTGGGACGACTACGGGTCGGCGCTGTACGACGTGGCACAGGTGCTGCCCGACGTCGGGTTCCTGGACCTGTCCGGCCACTTCGCCGTGACCCCCGCGAGCGACACCGCCGGACTCGTGAGCGCCGACGGCGTGCACCTGTCCGATGCCGGGCACGCCTGGGTGGGGGATCTGATCGGCAACGAACTCCTGTCCCCCGGCGCCTGGCCTCCCCCGTCCGACAGCCCGGTCACCGACCCGTCCCAGGAGCCCTCGCTGTTGCCCGGCCTGGTCGCCGCGTGGGACAACACGGGCCTGACCGGTGAGGCCGGCGACGAGGTCGACTGGACGCCCCACCTCGGAACCGAGACCGCCGCGCTCACCGCGCCACCCGGCAGGCGCGCCACCCTCCGGCTCGCCGGGCCGGCCGGGCGCCCCACCGTGGTCACGACGTCGACCGGCCGGTGCCTCCAGACCGGGCCGTGGAGCACTCCGGTCACCGGCCCGCTGACGATCCTCGCCGTGGTACGGCCCGGCGCGGCCGCCCTGAACGCCGGCAGCCCCCCGGGCGTGCTGTTCAGCGGGCGGAGCGGTCGTTACACCGCGCTCAACATCGCCGGTGACAACCTCGCCCAGTTGTTCATCGGCGACACCGCCGGGCCGGGCGTCGCCACCGCGTACTTCGGCACGGGGCGCTGGAAAGTCGTGGCCCTCGTGGTGGACGGGACCACCGTGAGCCTGCTCGGGCACGACAACGATCCGCAGGTCGCGACCGTGACGCCGGGCGGCGCCTACGGGCTCGGCGGCTTCACGATCGGCGGGAACTCCGGTATGGCCGCGAACATCGACGCCGAGTGGGCGGAGATCCTGGTGTTCGGCCGGGCACTGACCGCCACGGAGATCGGGACGTCGATCCGGCACCTGGCCCGCAAGCACGCGCTGGACGGTTCCGGGCGGACCTCGACATCGGACATCGGAAACCAGTTGATCGCGAACTGACCGAGCCCGCGTGCCTGATCGGACCGTCACGCGCGGCGTGCGACGATGCGCGGCGTGGCGGTTCGCATCATGGCCTTTCCCTTCCGTGTCGACGGCACCGGCTCCGTGGTGACCGTCGAGCAGGGCTCCGACACGGAGATCGAGCAACAGATCGGACTGGCCATGACCACCCGACCCGGCGAGAGGATCACCGTGCCGACGTTCGGCGTGGCCGACCCCGCGTTCACCGGATTCGAGGCGGGCGCCCTCCAGCGTCATCTCGACGACTTCGGGCCGGACGTCGAGATCACGACCGTCCTGGTGGACCACACGACCGAAGGGCGCGAGCAGGTCGTGATCGACTGGCGGCGGCGTGACCGGGCCGGGAGGACGCAGTGAGCACTTTCCCTCCCCCGGACCTGTCCGGGTACATCGACTTGCGCCCCTTCGACGTCACCGATCAGGAGGTCGTGGCAACCGGGATCGCGGCGGCGATGACGAACCTGCCCGGATGGGTCCCGCGCGAAGGTCACACCGAAGTCGTGATCATGGAGTCGCTGGCGCTGGAGATCTCCGAGCTGATCGTGGCGATCAACCGGGTACCCGGTGCGGTGGTTGCCGCGATCCTGCTTCTGGCCGGCGTCGACCGCGACTACGGGGCCGCGCCGACCGCGACAGTGACATTCACCCTGGGGGACACGCTCGGGCACACGATCCCGGGCGGGACGAGGCTGCACCTGCCGCTGGACGGCGACGTGACGATCACCTTCCTGGTCGAACCGCCCGGCCTGACCGTCGCGCCCGGCTCGAGTACCGGCACGGTCTCGGTCATCGCGGACACCAACACCGGGCGTGCCAACGGGACCGCGATCGGCACGCGGTTGCTCCCGGCGGATCCCCTGCCGTTCATCGAGTCGGTGGAACTCGACACCGCCGTGGCCGACGGGCGCGACCCGGAGACCGATGACGAATGGCGGGACCGGGGCGTCACCCGGCTGTCGCGCCTGTCGGACGCCCTGGTGATCCCCCGCCATTTCGAGGCGGCCGCCCTGGAACGGGCCGAGGTGGAACGGGCCGTCGCGATCGACCTGTGGGATCCGACCGACGTCGGCGACCCCGGCGACCACCCCGGACACATCGCGGTCGCGGTGCTCGGCGAGAACGGCGCGGCACTGTCCACGGAGGCCAAGGACGCGATCGAGCAGGCACTGGAAGCCGCCGCCGTCGCGATCCTGGACGTACACGTCGTGGACGTCACCGTCGACACCGTCCCCGTGTCGACGCAGGTCCACGAATCGGCCGGCTACACCCAGGCCGCCGTGACCGAGGCCGTACAGGACGCGATCACGGCCTACATCGACCCGATGACCTGGGCGTGGGGCGGGGTGATCAGGCTCAACGAATTGATCTCCCTGATCGACCAGGTCGACGGCGTCGACTACGTGGTCTCCGTGACGATCGACGGCGTGGCCGCGAACTACACGATCGTCGGCCCGGCCACCCTTCCGGACGCCGGCGTCGTGACGGTGACCTACGCATGACCACCCAGCTGCCCCACGAGCCCCGTACCGGTGACGGACTGGTGCCGGCCATGTCCGCGCTCGTCGACCGGCTCTACGGCAGACTGCCGGAGATCTACCGGCACGTCGACGCCGGCGACGGCACGTGGTCGTTCAAGCGGTACCTGGGGGGGCTGCTCACTGTCGCCGGCGAGATCGACGACGCCACCGGGGACATCCTGGGCGACCGGCCGATCGGGCCCGCGACCCCGGAGCCCTGGGCGCTGGCGGCCGACGAACTGGAGATCTGGCGTGCCGCGCGCCGGACCCGCCCATCCGCCCTGGGCGACCCCGACCAGGCCCCCGTGGCCTGGCTGCCCTGGCTGAGTCAGTTCGTCGGCGCACGGCCCGATCCGGGGGCGTCCGAGGAGGAGCAGCGCGACATCGTCCGCTACGCCACCTCCGGTTGGCGCGGCGGTACCCGGTCCGCGATCGCCGACGCCGCGCGCACCGCGTTGACCGGGGGGCGCTACGCGCGGGTCGTGCCGCACACCGTGCCCGGCATGTCCGGCGGCCTGACCGCCGGGACCGTCTGGGACATCACGGTGATCACGCGGGTGAGCGAGACACCCGACCCCGGCGCGGTACTCGGCGCGATCCTGCGCAAAGGCGTCAAGCCGGCCGGCGCGGTGCTGCACCACGCCGTCTACGAGGCCACCTGGGACCAGCAAGAAGCCGTCTATCCCACGTGGGACCTGCGGGACGCGGCCACCTGGGACCAACTGTCCGAGGCCGGCCTGGTCTACCAGGCCACGCCCGGAAACCTGGTCGCCAACCCC